GGGAATTGTGTTAAAGGTATGTCAAAAACCGAATCCCTGTCAAAACATTATAACACACTAACGCCGTAGAATAAACGATTAAAGGCAATCCAGTTTGTGAAAATGAATAAGGACGCCCCACCCAAGCATCCCACGGTGAAATTTTTTTACATATAGCCCCTATGCCACACCGTTAGTCCCGATATTTTCCCACTACATAACGGGCCCGAATATACGAAGCGCACCCCTACTGCCGCCGGTTTAGCGTAATTTATTTTACTTCGCTGTAACCCTTACTGGCACTGAATTGCATCGGATTAGGGGTGCTCTGGGACACTGACGCCTATTGAGTTGCACGCTTTCACTTAGATAATTTTTAATTCACCATTGGGTCACATTAGAAATTTTCAAATCCAGGTCCGTGTCAACACCAACTTATTTAGAAATTATTTAATATATAACCGATTGATGGTCAACACGTTAGCTTTTCCTATAAAATATATTATGTTAAGTAGGTAACTATTTGATTATCAGCGAGTTATACATAGCATTGTGGACTATTTTCCTATAATGGATATTATGTTAAATAGAATACCCGAAACCGTAACCGGCTGATTATCAACGGGTTATGTAGTACCAGTCTGCGCCCCAGGCCTAACTCGTTGATTATCAATGCGGAAAAAAAGTTTATTGAGTACCAGCGGGTTATACATTAGAAAATAAATCGATCCCATAACTCGTTGATTCTCAATAATAAATCTTTCTAATGGATTTGGCCATGTCCCGATAAAGTAGTATCTTAGAGTATCGGGTTGAGAGATACCCACTCACATTAAAAAAAACTTATATATGAATACGAACATGACTAGAGAATTTAACGGTAACTACAAAAACCACAATAACAACGAAAGACCAGTATATCTTACATTCGCCGCTTCTAAAATGAGTAACGCTGTGAAACCCAATACAGTAGTGGAGTTTACGGACTTTATGGGGCGTAAACACAAAGTAGCTTGTAGACACAATGGTGATATGAAAAAGGCGATGGCTTTCTTCGCAGTGTTAAAGCGTGAATCTACCCGTATCAACGAAATTATCGCTTCGTTTCCGATGAGCTACGGTAGAATCCCTAAAAAGTTCTTGAGTGAAGCCAAAAAAGAATTGAAGGCTATCGGTTTATCAGCTAAGGCTATCCAATTGGTACTTGCTTAATCAGGTACCAATTTCCATTTTTCACCACTAATCAATTAACTATAAAATAATCAATATGAATAAGAATTTCAAAATCAGTAAAGTAAGTAGGGTTTTAAGGTTGGCCGCTAATGGCTTCCAACCTGATACCTACATTGTGTATAAAGTATCTGGTCCGCGTGGGTTTAAAAAGTATTTCACCCTTAAAAAAGATGCTACGGCTTGGGTTAAGAACTACACTACAAAGCATCCAATGACATCGGACCAATTGTACGATTACTACAAAGGTAGGTAATATTGTAAGATACCTACAACGACACCACTATTAATAACAACATAAACACAATACAATACAATGGCTACAACAACAAATAGAAAGAAACGCACTGATAGAAACCACGTAATATACGAATTAGTTAATACCGTTACAGGTGCTAGTTACTTAGGTATTACGGCGGCCATTGGTAGACGTTTCAACTATTCCGCTGTATTACGTTTCCAAAAGCATTGTAGTAGAGCCCGTAGAGAAAACAAAGGTTGGAAACTATATACCGATATGCGTGAGTACGGCACCGATGTATATGATGTGTTTGTGTTGGACGTAGTACGTGGTAAGGCAGCAGCTCACCAATTAGAAGTGAAACTACTTAAAGAATTTCAGTACGAATTGAACTCAACTCACTAATCATTAACTAAAAACTATAAAATATGTATAACGAAAACAACGGCTACGCCGACGTAAGAATGAACTTGAATGAAGTATGTAACTGGCTAACTATCTACGGCCACCCTGAATTATCGCAGGTCCTATCTGACTCCTTTAAATACCATACCTTTACGGTAGACGGTATGATAAGAAAGGACGTAATACAACAAATCATTACTCAAGCGTTTGGTGAGCACGGGTTTAAACTATTGGAATGTGATGTGGCAACCAGTATGAAGTTTATACCAATACACGAAGCGCATGTGGACTAATCAAATTAATCAATTAACTAAAACTATATAATATGAAATTTCAAGAGAAAGGGAGCACCGCTAAAAAGCACTTCCAAATCAGTTTAATCAAATCAATAATGCGTATCTTAGCATGTGGGTATCTATGTTATGGTGACTACGTAGCGGCAGGTATTGGACTAGCACTTGCTGAGGTACTAGGTATCATTGAAGAAATCGCTTAATCATTAAAACAAATCAAAGTGAAAACAAAAGATAAAATCATTACATTAGCCGTTACCGCTTTAATAGCTAGTACGGCTATTACATTAGCATGGGCTATGGCTTGGGGACTATACATCATTTTTCATTCTTAAACAAAATTTATACTATATGGAATTATCATTAATAGAATTGAACGAATTAATCTACTGTGTTGGTACAGCCACTAGGCATGGCAACTTAGTAGATAAGAAAGTAGCTAACAGGTTATGGGTCCGACTAAATGAGGAGCTTGAACGTAAGGCTAAGTTATACGACTTGGCTGAGAATGGTCCGGAAGTTGAACAGCCCGAATCTATGTTTAACGATATATGGTGCGAAGGACACGATAAGGAATTTGAACTTACTTACAAACCTGATAACGGACCTGAACTACTTGACGAGGCCGGCGCTGTACAACGCTGGGGCTAATAACAAACAACAACAAACAATTTAAAACTTAAATATACAACTATGGCTAAAGCTAAAATGATTAAAGAAATTGAAGTGAAATTCTCAACGGCATTTGATAAAGCAATCAATGGAGTGAAGACTACAAAGAAACCAAAGGCTACTACAAAGCCAGCAACCAAAGCGAAGGCTACGGCTAAACCGAAAGCTAAGGCTACCGCTAAACCTAAGGCGGTTAAAGTAACAAAAGTGAAAGCACCTCGTGGTTATAAGATAACACCGGTCCAAAAGGAACTGACGTTAGACGGAGTGAAAGCAGGGTATGACCTATACGAAGTAACCGGTAAGGGACTGGATAAACCGCGTGTATTCGTTACCGAAGCGCATGCACAAAGATTCGTTGAGCAATGCCAGTTAGGTACTGTAGTTGAAAAAGCACTATCTGGTAAGGGCTACTCATTTGGTATGGGCCATGTGGTGAAAGAAATGACTGAACTGAAAGCAGCCGAAGACCTGCCGGAATTAGATACTGAATTACCAGAACGCTGTGACAAGCATTCTATTGAAGATATTGACGCGTAAGCGTGGTTTTTTATTCATTTGTATTTTTTAGTTAATACGGCTGGTAGTGTCTACGCTGGCCTTTTTTATTACGTAACCAATTAAACCAATTATATATGAGTAGTAAAGTAAAACAATGGAAAATCGGTGAGTACGCCGTGGGTGGAATTATTGAAGCCAGAGTACATAATGAAGACCCTACCTATCAGGTAGTTGAAGTGAAAGCACGTGACTGGAACGATCCGGACCGAATAGTGTTGGCTGACTGGGCTGAAACGGACCACGTCAAATGGTATAACAGCATCCGTACCACATTAAACGAAATGACATCCGTATACCATGCGGACCAGATAATGGAATGGATAGCTAAGGAAGTAACTAAATTTCAAACAATCAATAAAACAAAACAATCTATATGAGCCCCGAACAAAGACTAGAACAACTGAATGAGTTAATCAGCGAACTTGAGCAGGAGATGTGGTATAACATAATGGCTGACTCACCACACAAAGCACATAAAGTGAAAGGCTGGAACGACCAACTGAAAGAACAAGCGGCAGCATTGCACATTCAAATTAATAACCAATAAATAAAAACAAAATGAGTAAAGTAAAAGAAGCTATTGAATTAGCATTAGAAAATGTAAACAACAACGCCCGTAATACATATGGTGCCCGTATCTATACCTTTGAGCAAGTGGCTATGGTATTGCAGGATATATTAGAAACGGCTAACGAAACGGAAGTAGCCGGTGATGGTACGGGTGTAGTAACACTTGATATGATAGGTGACTTAGTTGAAAAAATTGAGGCTCGTATTGACTCCAACATTCACGATATGAATGAATCCGATATTGTAGACGAGGACTCTATTGAAATGAGCATATCCGGCGGCAGGGCAACTGTGGAGAATGTTGATATAGATAAGGACAACATCGTGCACGACGCAATGGACGGTATTGATGATACCATTACACATTGGGCTCAAAAGAATGGCATACTCATTTCAAATTAATTTGGTAAAGTGAAAAAAGTTTCGTATATTAGAATATAAACGATAAAACACATACTTATCAAAGGTAAATTAATTCTTAAAACAAAAACAAACAAAAATGAAAAAAGTAACATTTGTAGCGCTTAGCATCTTTACGGTAGTATTGACATCTTGCGGTGGTGGTGAATCAACAACCCCAACAACGTGTGACACATGCGTAGTAGTTACTGACTCTACTAAAGTGTCAGATAGTACGGCAGTGAAAGTAGATACAGCTAAGGTAGCGGTAGAAGCCGGTAAGTAATTACCACAAAGTCCGGTCCCCAGTTGGGCGCCGGCAACAAGCGGAGTTAGTGTAACGGTAGCACAACGGCATTCCAGTTAGAGGTGGTAGTTCAATTCTATCGCTCCGCTCCAAACACATAAACACAAGTACCTGAACAGCGGTGAGCAGGGCTAAGTTAGATACAATTCCTCGTAGCTGGGAGTAGAATGCTTGTGAGTGTGTTACAATATCGTGGGCATTCCATTCGACTCATATATTAATGGTTATTCCCGATTTTACTTTACATAGATAAAAAGCTCACGATACCGTAGTGCCAGTGTTATGGAAACGCTGGCACTTTTTTGTGCACCAAAACATAAACAAATGATATACCTACAAAGTGACGTGAATGAGCTAGGCCGGAAGGAGGCGGTACGAATAGCGAGGGCAACGCTCAAGTGGTGTGAACGCACGCTTGGAGTGAATCGCCGTAAGAAGTGGAAGCTCAAATGCTACATACGTAAGGCGGACGAGGATGATGATACGTGTGGTGAGTACGACTGTTGGGATAACGAGATATACATATATTGGAACAATTGTGAAACGGTAAGGGAGCTTGTTCAAACGTGTATACACGAATGGACACACCAGAATCAACCAATACTCACAAAGTATTATAAGTACCCAGGTACATACAGCCGGAATCCATATGAACGTGCAGCCAGATACGCCGAAGTGAAATGGTGTCCTATAGCTTGGAAAGAAATCAAAAACAACATAAACAATAAATAACATATGGCATACATAGTAGGATATATTGGTATAGGCCTGTTCGCCCTCGTGGGAGTTGTGGCAGTATATGGTATAATAGACATGATGGTACAATTATATAAACAAAACAAAAAAAATAACAAATGGTAGAAGCAATCAGCATTTTAAGACATTCAG